AACCTGTTCTCAAAGGTAACTGGAAGAAAACAAAAAAATATAATATCCCACTTTATTCAATTCCCGATGACTTAATCACTGTTAACTTAAGTGAAATTTATCCTGATCTAAAATACAAAAGATTAAGAGGTAGGGTAGAAGGCAATAAATTAGTGCCTTATTTCACAAGAGATGAAATTACAGAAAAGGTTGCGCCCCTCAAGGGTAATGAACTAGTTTGGGTCAATAATGCAGTTGATGCTTTTTTTCTTGAAATTCAAGGTTCAGGTGTTATTGAATTTGAAAATGGTAGAAGAATACAAATTGGTTATGCTGATCAAAATGGGCATCCTTATCGCTCAATGGGACGCGCACTTATTCGTGCTGGGGAATTAGAAAGAGGCAAAGTCTCCATGCAAAGTATAAAAAAATGGGCAAGAAAAAATAAAAAGAAATTAAGAAAATTCTTAAGCGCTAATCCAAGTTATGTTTTTTTTCGAATCCTTCCAGAAGGATTACCTGGACCGATTGGTGCATTAGGCATACCGATTACATCTGAAAGATCAGTTGCCATAGATCGAAAATATATCCCATTAGGTGCGCCTATTTTCTTAAAGACAACAAAGCCCAATACCGATGTTCCTATAGAACAACTAATGATAGCGCAAGACACTGGTGGTGCAATAAATGGTGGTGTAAGAGCAGATTTTTATTGGGGACAGGGTCATCAAGCTGGAAAAATGGCTGGTAAAATGAAACAAGATGGGCGCATGTGGGTCCTACTTCCAAAGAACTTCAAGCTTCCATAGAAAAAGGAACCACTAGAGTTCCTTTTTTTAAGTAAGTAAATAAACGATTACTTGTTCATTACGTACATTGTTACTTCAAAACCGAAACGCATTTCAGTAGCAGCAGGTGTTGTCCACATAATGTAATCTCCTAAAATTAATAAAGTGTCATATATGACAGTTCATAGTGTAAAGCCTATAGATACAACATTCATCAAGAAAATCATGAGTTGTAGGTAAAAGTGAAAAAGCCCAGCGAGAGGGACTGGGCTTTTCCGAGGAGGGTACTTACAGATTAAGCACCTTGAGAGCCCCACATGCCGAGGGGATCTGACCAACCAAATGAATAACGCTCACGAGCTTTGTAACGTACGTTACCTGTGTCGAAGTCGCCGTCCATAGATGTAGTTAATGGAGTACGAGTAAAGTGCTTCATACCATTAGGTACATCAGTTGTTAAGAAGTAAGCATCTGTATCAGTTAAGAAATGATTAATGCTATAACCTTCTGGGATCGCACCGTTAGATTTAATTGCGTTAAGATCGTTATCAGCAGTAGCTACACGTAGCTCTGTTTCTAATAAACGAGTTGCAACAAATTGTAAGTTTGGTGGGATAATTAATTTACGTGGTTTAGCAGCAATTAATAAACCTCTTTCATCTGTCCATGCTGCGATTTGAATCACTGCATTTTCTAATGAAGTTTCGTTTAAGTCGGCAGCAACTGCCTGTGTATTGCTGTTTGTACCACCAGATACTAATGGGTGTGATGTGTTAAATAATGAAACGCCGTCACCACCATTATAAGAACCACTTGTGTTAAAACCGTTGTTAAGAACGTTAGCAGCTTTCACTTGTTTTGTGTTAGCCATTGAACGTGCTAATGCTTTAGTGTAACGAGCAGATAAAGTGTCGTAGAGGTTATCTTCAACAGCTTCTTCTGTTAGTGAGAAACCTAAAGCGATGGTTTCGTGGTTGTATCTAGCTGTCCAAGCTTCTTGTGCATTGTCATAAGCGATAGCAGAACCTTCGCCTTTAACAGGTGCATTACCGAAACCTGAAAGTTTTGTTTCTTCTTCAAAACTACGCTCTGAAGTTTCAGATTCGTAGATTTCTTTGTGCTCTTCACCATAACGCTGATATTCCATACCGAATAAAGCATTAAGGCCAGGAAGCAACTCTTTTAATAACTGAGCTCTTGAAATTGCCATGTTTTATTCTCCTATTAAATACCTGTTGCGTTGTTGTAAGAATGTTGTGTTCCGTTGAACTTAACTAAAACGTCAGTCTTAGCGTCGCCCACTTCTGAACCTGGTGCATTTACAAAGTCTACAATTCTAAATGCAGCTGCTGTTGTTACAACAGTCGCGTCTAGTGCAACATTAGAGTTACCGGTTACTGTAGAACCTGTTGATGTAGATTGAACTGCAGCTAGAGGGGCATTAGCTCCTAAACCTGTTTGGTCAATCGCACCGTCAGCTTGTACTTGGAATACAACGTCTGGATCGTCCACAACGTAAGCCACAGCGTCTGAAGCTACTGTACCAGCTGGCCAATATTGTGAAAATAGTTTTTGTTTTGTGCTTGGGTCTGTGTAAGTCACGCCAACGAATACTCCAACCGTCCCTGCTGGGAATGGTGAAGCTGCTGAACCAATAGTAGTTACAATCTGGAGTACACCAGCTGCTACGATTGATACAATAGTTCCGTTGTAGATGTTTACATTATACCCAGACGCAATTGGAATTTGACGAGTAGAGCCAGCATAAGGCTGACCACCAATCAAATTTACGGCTTTTAACCCGTAAGGTGCGGCTGTTGATGCCATAATATCATCTCCTTAAAGAATTATTTCTTCCCAAAAGAGGTAGTTGATTTTTTATCAGAGAATAGAGGCATTCTAGGGTCATTCTGTCTCATGAGGTTGTTGTCAACCGCTTTTTCTTGAGCTTCAGATTTTTCTCTATAATACGTATTTCTTTGATCAACCATCTCTTGTGGCATTTTACAAAGTAAGAGACCACCAATTTCAATAGCATCTTCATATTGAGAATTAGGATTTCTCGGTAAATTTACTTCTGGGTGTTCTGAATGTTTTACAGGTTCCCATCCTTCACGCATACGAGAAGACGCATTTAAATTATCCGCTTCATTAGCGAGCGATACCCGAATCCACCTATATGCCCAACCCGGTTGTTGTTTGATCTCCGGTAAAAGGGACGGTGGCGCCCATTGCTTAGTTTCTTTGACGTCTCGTGTATCTATTTCTCTATTTTTGCGATTATCCATTTGCGTTCTCCGTTTTAATTAATTCGCGTGCATATTGCTCTGGAGTTAGCTTGAATTTCTTTGCTAAAGCTAACTGTGTCTTAGTCAATCTAATCTTTTTAGGACCAGTTGACCGTGTTGCTGGAGCAACTACAGTAGAAGGTTTGCGTTGAGGCTTCTCCTCAATCGATTCAGATTCCCCGAAATATTCTGGGAAGCGTTTATGCATCGTTTCATCTATACGATGGTAGTAGTCGTCAGAAGTAGGATCAACTCCTTGTCTGACAAGATTTTCATGTACGCCTAGAGCTAAACTTGTCATTTCAGCATCGGACCCAAACCAAGTATTTTTTTGCTGCCAGTTTTGTGCTTTGGCGTCTGGTTGCGGGTAAGTCGGCTGTACTTGTTCTTGCGGTAACTGTACCTCATTTTCTGCTTTTTGTAAAGTATATTGGGGCTTAATTAGTTCTGCTTGTGATAATTTAAACTGCGCATCATTATTTTAGACTGTGCTTCAATGATTTTATCAGTTTCACCAGAATCATAAGCTTCTCTATATTCTTTTTTAGCTACTGCTAATTCAGAAGTATATTTATCTTTTAATGTTTTAAGATAGTCTTCTTCACCTGTTGATAGAGTTGTTTTGAGTTTTTTGTTCTCTTCGATAATCGCTTGAGCGTACCGAACAGCCTCATCACGCTGGCGTTGTTCAGCTTCTTTTGCACGTCTTTCGTCATGCCAAGCTTTCTTCAACTGAGCCATACGCTCTTTCACACGAGCAGAGTAATCTTCTAGTGTGTCTTTTTCTAACTCATCTTTAACCTCTTCAGGTAAAGGGTCTCTATTTCGATCTTGCGGAGGTGTGTCATCTTCCTCTTCAATTTCAAAATCTAGGGCTTCCTGTTTTGGTTTTGTTTCTTTTTTAGGCTCTTCAGCTTTAGCCTCAACTTCTTCAGGCTCTTTCCCTTCGTCCTTAAGTTCTACTTCTTGACTTTCGTCGTCGTCCTTAAGCTCGTCAGGAACCTCGTTAATAATTTCTGCCATCTCTAATCTCCTTATGCGCGTTCGTAGCCGCGGGGGTCATCAACCACTGCTTCTACGGCGTCGTCATTCAAAATACGAAACTCTTTACCATGAATCTTGATACGAGTTCCAGAATATGCTCTAGTGATTACGAAGTCTCCTTCCTTACACCAAGGCCCTGTGGGAAATCTGTCATTGTCCATATATGCCATATCTCCCATTTTTAAAACAAACAATACCACTGTTGAATGTTCTTCTAGTGATTTTGTTTTGTCTGATTTTAATATACCGCTCTGATACTTCTCCTCAACATTAGGCACAGCACATAAAAGTCTGTAGCCCTTTACTTCAGG